TCATATGATATATCAGGCACAGTAGGTGGTGGTGGTTCTAATGGTGCATTGCACGGAGTAACTATGTTCAATATGGATGAAGCACCAAGTAATGAGTTCTTTTTAGAGTATGTGGCTAGACCACAAACAGCAGAGATATTTTTTGAAGAGGTTCTGATGGCTTGCGTATTTTATGGAATGCCAATACTTATAGAGAACAATAAGCCACGTTTGCTGTATCATTTTAAGAACAGAGGCTATAGAGGGTTCTGTATGAATAGACCTGATAAAGCATACAATAAGTTATCTAAAACAGAACGTGAGCTTGGAGGTATACCTAACAGTAGTGAGGATGTTAAGCAGGCACACGCAGCAGCGATTGAGTCATATATAGAAAAGTATATAGGGTTTGATATAGAAGGTACATATAGAGATTCAGAAGACATAGGCTCTATGCCATTTACTAGAACGCTTGAAGATTGGGCTAAGTTTGATATAACTAACAGAACAAAGTTTGATGCTTCGATAAGTTCAGGACTAGCTATAATGGCTACACAGAAGCACTTATATGTGGCAGAGAAAAAACAATCAAAAATAAAGATTAACTTTGCAAAATACAGTAACAAGGGAAATATTAGCGAAATTATTAGATGAACGATGTTAAGATAAACATATCATCTACGGGCTTTCCTAGTCAATTTGTTTCAGATGCTGAAAAAGCAACTGATGAATTTGGATTACAAATTGGTCAAGCTATTCAATACGAGTGGTTCAAGAAGGATGGAAGGCAATGTAGATTTTATAGCCAATGGCAAGATTTTCACAGACTAAGATTATATGCTCGAGGAGAGCAATCAGTAGGTAAATACAAAAACGAATTAGCAGTTGACGGAGACTTGTCATATTTAAATTTAGATTGGACACCCGTACCTATACTACCTAAGTTTGTAGACATCGTTGTGAATGGTATGTCTGACAGATTGTTTAAGGTTAAGGCATACTCTCAAGATGCTTTATCTCAATCAAGAAGAAGTAGATTTCAGCAATTAATTCAAGGTGAAATGCTTGCTAAACCTATATTGGAAAATATACAAGAGCAAATGGGAATAAATCCATTTTCGGTAGACCCACAAGAGCTCCCATCTACAGACGAAGAATTAGCATTATATATGCAGCTTAATTACAAGCCTGCAATAGAGATAGCAGAAGAGACTGCTATTGAAACAATGTTTGACGAAAACCATTACGATGACATTCGTAAAAGAATTGATTATGACCTTACTGTATTAGGAATCGGTGTAGCTAAGACTGAATTTTTGCCGGGTGCAGGCGTAAAGGTTGAATATGTTGACCCTGCAAATGTCGTATATAGCTATACCGAAGACCCTAACTTTAAAGATTGTTTTTATTGGGGTGAGATAAAAACTGTTCCAATTATTGAGTTAAAAAAGATAGACCCGACTTTAACTAATGCTGACTTAGAAGAAATATCTAAGTACGGGCAATCTTGGTACGATTACTATAACGTAGCTCAGTATTACGATAACGATATATTTTACAGAGATACTACTACTTTAATGTACTTTAATTATAAGACAACTAAAAAAGTTGTATATAAGAAAAAGATTAAAGATAGTGGAGCTATATCAATGGTAGAAAAAGATGACCAATTTAATCCACCTGAAGAGATGATGGAGGAAGGGTCATTTGAAAAAGTAGAAAAGACTATTGATGTATGGTATAATGGAGTTATGGTTATGGGAACAAACATAATCTTAAAATGGGAGATGGCTGAAAATATGGTTAGACCAAAGTCTGCCACGCAGCACGCACTTCCTAACTACGTTGCTACAGCACCAAGAATGTACAAAGGTGTTATTGAGTCTTTAGTTAGACGTATGATACCATTTGCAGATTTGATTCAGATTACTCACTTAAAGCTACAGCAGGTTATTGCTAAGGTTGTACCTGATGGTGTATTTATTGATGCCGATGGTTTAAATGAAGTTGACTTAGGTACAGGTGCAGAATATAATCATGAAGATGCATTGAGAATATACTTCCAAACAGGTAGTGTAATTGGTAGAAGTTATACAGGAGATGGTGAGTTTAATAATGCACGAGTTCCAATACAGCAGTTGACATCTAATTCAGGTGCATCAAAAACACAGATGCTTATTGGTAATTATAATCATTATCTAAATCAAATCAGAAATGTAACGGGACTAAATGAAGCTAGAGATGGAAGTACACCTGACCCGAATGCGTTGGTTGGATTACAGAAACTAGCAGCAGCAAATTCAAATACTGCAACTAGACACATATTAGATGGAAGTCTTTATATGTATAGAACATTAGCTGAAAGTTTATCTTATAGAGTAAGCGATGTATTAGAGTATGCAGATTTTAAAGATGAGTTTATAAACAAGATAGGTAAGTACAATGTATCTATTTTAGATGATATAAATGAATTGTACCTGTATGACTTTGGAATATTTATTGAGATATCACCTGATGAGGAGCAAAAAGCTCAGCTTGAGCAAAATGTTCAAATGGCGTTATCTAAAGGAGATATTAATCTTGAAGATGCAATTGATATTCGTGAGGTAAAAAATATTAAGTTAGCTAATCAGTTACTAAAAGTAAAACGTAAAGCTAAGCAAGATAGGGAAGAAAAGATGGCGATGCAACAACAAGCTATGCAAGCACAGCAACAGTTGCAGTCTCAGCAAATGGCTGCTCAAACTGCTATGCAAAAAATGCAAGCCGAGTCTCAATCTAAGATGCAGTTGAAGCAAGCAGAGGTAGCATTTGAAATAGAGAAATTAAAGAATGAAGCAATGCTCAAAGAAAGGCTAATGGACAAAGAGTTTAGCTTAAATATGCAGCTTAGAGGTATGGAAGCAGAGCAATTGCAAAAGAGAGAAGATAACAGAGAAAAGGCTAAGTCAGAAAGAATTAGTCAACAAAACTCTGAGCAATCAAAACTAATAAATCAAAGAAAGAATAATTTACCACCTATGAGCTTTGAATCTAACGAGGATAGTCTAGATGGATTTGACTTAGCTGAGTTTGAACCTAGGTAAAAAACATAATTATTTTTTGTTTAATTTTGCATAAAATCAAATCAAATGGAAATTAAAGTAAAAGAAGTAGGTGTTGCTGAGGAAAAATCTGTACAACAAGTTGAACAGGAGTTACTCGAAAAGCACGAAGAAAAGTTAAATGAAGAGAGTGGAACTGACGTGGAAGGAGTGGATGAAAGCAATGAAACCACAGAGCCCACACAGGAACAAGAAAGTGTACAGTCGCAAGACCAAACACAAGAAGATACAGCTCAACCCTCAGAGCTAAATGAGGAAAGCGTTCTTTCATTTATTAAGAATAAGTACGGAAGAGAAATTAATTCTCTTGATGAGCTTACAGCAGCTCAGGAATCTGAAGAGATGCCTGAGGATGTTGCAGCTTATTATAAGTACAAAAAAGAAACAGGGCGAGGAATCGATGACTTTGTTAAGTTAAACAAAGATTTTGATGAGCTAAGCTCTGATGCATTGCTACGAGAATATCTTAGTGTAACTGAAGAAGGATTGGATTCTGAAGACATTGATATGTTGATGGATGATTACACCTTCGATGAAGAGTTAGATGATGAGGCAGATATTAAGAAAATCAAAATAGCAAGAAAAAAGACTATTGCTAAAGCCAAGAAGTATTTCAATGAGCAGAAGGAAAAGTACAGAGTTCCCCTTGAGTCAAGCCGGAGTTCTATTTCTGAAAGTGATGCGAAAGACCTTGAGGCATATAAACAATATATAGAGTCATCAAAGACTTACGAAGAAGAGTTACAAAGAAAGCGGGATTGGTTTCATAAGAAAACTGATAACGTATTCGGAAGTGAGTTCAAAGGTTTTGAGTTCACGCTTGACGATAAAAAAGTAACTTATTCTCCGGGTGACGCTACTGAACTAAAGAAAGCTCAATCTGACACATCAACTTTTTTAAAAAAGTTTTTGAATGAAGATGGACTTATCGAAGATGCAGTAGGTTACCATAGGGCTTTGTCTATTGCAATGAATCCTGAAAAGTTTGCTAAGTTCTTTTATGAGCAAGGCAAAGCAGAGGCTACTGACGATGTGATGCGTAAGACGAAAAACATTAATATGTCTGAACGTAAAACACCTGAGGTTACTTCTAAAGGCGGGATGCAAATTAAATCTCTCGGCAACGACTCGGGTAGAGGTTTAAAAATTAGAAGTAAAAAATAAGTTTAAAAATTAAAAAAGAAAAATTATGGCAGGAAGTGTCCAAACAACCCCCGGGTTTGATTTGCAGCCAAGTGCACAGCAAGTCCCACTCGCAACAAATTATATTACCAACTTTGATTTCTTGAATCAGTATCTACCTGATACTTACGAGAAAGAATTTGAGAGATATGGTAATCGTACAATCTCCTCATTCCTTAGAATGGTAGGAGCAGAAATGCCTTCTAACTCTGACCTTATCAAATGGGCTGAGCAAGGAAGACTTCACACTAAATATGTAGACTGTACGTCACCGGCATTAGCTAATGCAGATACAGCTACATTCACTATTAACGATACATTAGTACCAAACCGTGCTACAACTATTGGTACAGCAGGTGCTATCGCTATTCGAGTAGGTCAAACAGTTATGCTTACTCCAAATGCAGGTTCTTCAGCTACAGCTACAAGTAACAAAGCTATCGTTACAGCAGTAAATACAACAGCAGGAACTATTGACGTAGCTTTCTACGAAGCAGCAGGTATGACTAAAGCATTAGCAGATGAGTATACTGTATTCATTTATGGTTCTGAGTTCAAAAAAGGACAAGTCGGAATGGATGGTTCTTTAGAAGCTGATGACGACATCTTTGAAACTTCTCCAATCATCCTTAAAGATAAGTATGCAGTATCAGGTTCTGATATGGCTCAAATCGGATGGGTAGAAGTAACTACTGAAAACGGTGCTACAGGATACCTATGGTACTTAAAATCAGAGCACGAAACTCGTTTACGTTTTGATGATTATCTAGAGACAGCAATGATTGAAGCAGTTCCTGCTGAAGCAGGTTCAGGTGTGGCAGCAGTTGCACCTACTTCTGTTGTAGGTAACAAAGGTTCTGAAGGTATTTTCTACACAGTAGAAAACCGAGGAAACGTATGGTCAGGAGGTAATCCTTCTACTTTAGCTGATTTTGACAACATCATCAGACGATTAGATAAGCAAGGTTCTATTGAAGAGAATGTTATTTTCTTGAACAGAGAGTTTGGTTTTGATATCGATGATATGTTAGCAGCTCAAAATTCTTACGGTGCAGGTGGTACGTCTTACGGACTATTTGACAACGATAAGGATATGGCTCTTAACTTAGGTTTCACAGGATTCCGTAGAGGTTATGATTTCTACAAAACTGATTGGAAATACCTAAATGACCCAACTATGCGTGGTGGTCTTGTAGGAGATGAAGTTGTAAACGGATTATTAGTACCTGCGGGTTCTACTACTGTTTATGACCAAGTTCTTGGAAAGAACGCTAAGCGACCTTTCTTACACGTTCGTTACAGAGCTTCAGAAACTGAAGATAGACGTTACAAAACGTGGATTACAGGTTCAGCAGGTGGTGCAATGACTAGCGACGTTGATGCAATGCAAGTACACTTCCTTTCTGAAAGAGCTGTATGTACTATGGGTGCAAACAACTTCTTTATCT